CCCCGAAGGTATTCACATAAGTGGAGAAAGGATGCATGACGCCCTATTTATATGCCGTCGGGCCGGCAATCTCTGGCTAAGGTTTTCATCTTGACACGCCAGAAAATGTCAAAATGGGGCAATAGTGAAGTCTTATGACTTCTTGTGCTGAGCAGAAGACTTACCCTTAGTCTTATGCCCTGGCTTATTCTCAACCAGAACAGCGCCGCCAGATTCGATAACATCTTCAACGATTACAACAGGCGTCATTCCGTTTGATTTGGGCTTTGGTTTGTTCAGCATCTTGATAATAGCACGAGCCTTATCAACCTGCTGAGGCTGACCAGATGTATACATAGATATCAAATTGCTACGAGTGGCGTTATTGATTTTACCTTGTTGGTACAACTGGTCGATATGCGCGATGGTCTTGTCCTGATGGTGAGTTTGTTTCTGTGAATTATGGGCTTTATGTTGCGCAGTACGGGTCTTGGATTCATGCTGTCCAAGGCCTTTTCCCATACCGGCGGAACCCATACCACCTGCTGAACCGACATTGAAACCGGAATAAGCAGCATTTTTAGGCATAGGGCCTATCATCTTCTTTTCCAGTTGTTTGTCGTTCAACAAGGTTATATTAATTTTGGCTAGACAAGACGGATCAAGCACGGGTGGCTTCACATCAACAAAAGGTAGAATACCTATCGTAGGTATATACTCTATCCTAAAAGTGAGGTTGATGTTAAATGCGGTACCGGCGGAGCCAGTGATACGACCATAGTAATACAGGCCTTCAGTGTATGGGTCATTCATTATCATAGAAGCAGAATCAACATTAACCGCATACATGGGGTCAGTATCCCTAAATGGAGTATCCTTGACATCTGTAGGGAACCAGCACAAACGCCATGCCGTGTCATTGGCAATGTTCGCTCTAAACCTAGCAGTGGGTAAGGCACTAATAGGGGGTTGGTTCATCATATAATTGGTGGAATCGGTGAACCCTCCAATTAGGCTGTTACCTGACTGCGTCAGCTTAGGCCCGACGGGCATAGCGGACAGCTCAGATGCGATTAGCCTATAACTAGTAAAATTACTACCATATCCGGCTAAAGGCGCTGGGTAAACTACATTGCCTGTTTGAAACGATGCTAAATTAGGGATGTCGTTAGAACTACCGTAGACTGCTGAAAAATTTAGCACATAAGCATCTATGACGATGCTGGTGGAACCACTAGTCCCAGCATATTGATTCCGACCTGTAAGCACTTGCGGTGTCCATAAAAAATCGATTTGCGATGAACCTTCAGGGATGGTCAAGGTATCATTCCAGGAGAACGTTACCAAGCCACTAGGATCAAAACCATCACAAATTCCTCTAATGGATTTGTTATTGCTGTTGACTAAAACGTCTATCCAATCCTTCGCATCCTTATCAGGGGAGGAATAACCTCCACAGATAGGGCTATCTAAAGCGATTGAAGATGAGAGAGAAGTTAAAGGCTTGATGACCTTAACCTCGCCTTCAAAATTACAACCGCCCTTAATAGGGGTAAATTCAGATGAATCAACGTCAAGTCTTGGCTTAACAAACCGAGTGCATACGGGATTAGAACTCAAAAGCTGAGTTCGTTTAGTGGCCATTCGCTCCAGATAAGCGGCAATGCGTTTCTGGCGAGATTCATCAGCAGCTGATTCCAGCTGTTGATATCGCTCGTCAGTAAGAGAAGACGTGTCACTCCAATCATCATACATGGCTCTGTCGCGTGGGTATTTGGGATGATTGAAGCTAGTTAGATAGAGTACATTGTCAGCTACGTCATTAATAAAGCCAGTTGCTTGTTCCAGTGCGTTTCGCATAGCATAAAAGTCGTAATTAAGACGGCTTTCATGTGCAGCGTCGACTAGAGACATGCTGGCTGACTCTAATAAGATTGTAGCTTCCAATGATATCTCCCTCAAACGAAGAACGTCCTCTCGAAGAGTGTCTTTGTAGGTGTTACCTACAACGACAGTAAATTCATCACTATTAGAAGCGGCAATGAGATCGCTGGGTTGACTGGGGTAACCAGTCAGTGTTTGTGTAGAAGTAATGGATTCCATTATTTTTACACAGGAGCCAGTACCACATATATAACTTTCGGGTATTAAACTTGGGAGCAAATATGAGTTAAATGATGTGGTTATGAAATCCAGAGGTGGGTGATGAAGCAAGACGGATCTGGCGTCATACTCATCTCTGTGCCTCATAAGGGTCTCAACTGGCTTAGTGTTAATAGTGAGACCTCTGCTTTTAACATATGCTTCATAAGCAGGTAATCGATATGTCTGATATGATAAGGCCGCTGTGACTGCTAGCTTGTGATCACTAGGAGAGAGATTTTTGCCGTCACAAATGTTAGACTGAAGCGTAAATCTGTTAAATGGCCTTATCATAGCCAACCCACAAGGAGCCGTGAAAATTAGTTTCGATAAGAATTTTCCATTGCGAGACACATCCATTTCCTTAAGGACTTGGCCAAAGCCATAGACCGTATGTACTTTGGGTTCCGCGGGCAAGAAATATTTCTTAAAAGAATCACTAATCTTAGCAGCTGACTCATAGGTATCGACGGACAGTGAATCATCACCTGCATGACGATGCTGATATGTCAAATGCTCTGCGTGCTTAATATATTTAAACATGTACATTGATCTGAGAGTATTACCGAAAGTGGTCTTAGTAGGATGGCCGCTATAAGTTGTACCAACTATCGTTGCTGTCATGCATTTCTTCCTTTCATAAAAACTAGACCCTACATAATAAAACGTGGCTGGAACTTTGGTAGAACTAAGGGTTTGTAATATGTGGTGGATTTCACCATCAACAAAACCATTAATAGCCAATAAAGGTCCAAGCACAATTTTCATAAACATGGCGTCTAGTTCCAAGAGGTCAACATGAGCATGAGCATCATAATTGCTAAAATCGCAACTAATGAAAGCTGGGTCAACAAAGCTGCCAGTCATACTTTCAACCGACTGACGGATTTCTGTGGGAGTCATAGCCTGAACGAATTCAGGGTACATGTATTTTGCTGCTTGAATGAGCAGCGCGTTGCAATACCCACCAATGGCTTTCATGGTAGGCCTAGGATTAAATAGAGGTCTGGCTTTTCGTGGGCCAAGGCCGTACTCACCTGGTTTCATCATTCCATCCAGTGTTTTAGAAAGATGCTTGTTAACATGCCAGTCATCAAGACCACGAATGTATATTTTGCGCTTCTTTCTATCGACACTGTTAATATAATCTGCAATTGGTAGCCGAAAATCAGCTAAGCGAGGAGCAACTTTGGAGTGATAAAGTGAGGTTATGTCGGCTTTGGCAAACTTAAGCCACTTTCCAACCAATTTCTTGTCTGGGGCAACGTTTGAGCACGCGTGTCTACCTAATGCTGCAGCTATAGTATTATGTGTAGTGTACTTAGCAACACTAGGTGTAGTATTCACCGTAGTTGTGAATGGCTGGTGGCTGTGGTACAACTTAAAAGTCTTACCAGTGTCTGGCACCCTAGTTATGTCACACTCAACCCCACACAAGTCATAAAACTTAACATCCTTATAAATAGCATGCTCAGTTTTTGTATTGGTGAGATTTCGTATGCCATCATCCAGAGTGATAGTAGACTTAACCTGGTGACAAACTTTGTCGCCAGGAGCCTGGGGGTCGTCGTAAGTTGCTACGGGACTAACGGTGAAATGGTGCTTCGATGGGGGAATAATCTTATTCTGGCTTGACTTTCTTTGAGTTAAAAGCTGCCAGATAAAACTCAACACACCATTACTATTATAACCGCCACGAACCATAGACTCAGGTATAATGGGGTGTAGGCTCAACCGAGCCCTAACCTTCATGGACCTATGACTATAATATATAGCGGTACATATAGCTAATATAAGTGTGATCTTCATCGAAGCTACTGCAGCCTCCCCCATATTGGAGAGACAGTTTGTCAGAGCGGTCAAGCCCTTCAAAACTATGCTGCAGATATTGCTTAACCTACTAGCAATAGTAGGAGCACCGGAAGTCAGTTCTGGATTAATGACTCCGGTAGCTGTAACTAAGGCACGTAGTGTCTTAGTTATAGCGGGGGCAGACAGTACACTACCTAGGAAGAATGAGATCAAGGGAGCGAACCTCTGAATGCCGATAAGCCTTACCTGTTCTGATTTAGCCAAATTGTGCTGTCGTGAACCTTTACTAAAAGTATATTCCACCGGCCATACTAACGTTGCTATTGAAGGCAGCAAAGATAATGTAGCTAAGGGGTTAACTAGTAGAGAAAGAGTTGTAGCGGTCGCTATACCACTATAAAGTAGCACTTCTTGGACATCAGGCGTGCGCTCAGAGAAAGGGATAACCCTAGTTTCTGTAGTAGGCACGTCAGCTAAGTCATAGACATTTTGAGTCGTCTTCTCAATAACAGCATCCATGCGTAGTGCAATGTGCGCCTTTATTCGTTCGACTGCATCAACATCATTAGGTTGAATTTGCAAAACTTGTCGAACGTATGTGAGCGCTAAAACGCTGGCCTGCGGAGGTATCTGAGTGCTCACATATGATGCAACCCAATCGTTAAGTGCGTTGTCAACTTGGCGCATATCGACTGTAGAGACTTTACGAATAAAGCTATATCGAGAAAAATGTAGGACAACAGCATCATTGCTGTAAAAGATGTCACTACCAATCAATCTAGACATAAACTTCATATCGACCTCATTTGGGCTGCTATAAGTATAGACCGCAGTTGGATGCCCTGCTACAACAGATAACTTAAACCTAGTGGGGAGATTACCATAGTCACTGATGTAGTATGCATCTTCCTCAGCACTGGTGAATTTGACAGTATCCACTGAAAATTCCTCAGGCCAAGGCATGCGCTCAGAATCGGTAGGTTTCTTCCTTCTACTTATAGTGAGAACCTCAATAACATCCGAACCAGGAATGAGAGTGCCATCATTTATGCTATTAGCATAGTTAAGCGCAGTAGTTAATCTATTTAGATCAACCCTCAATTTCCTGGTTCGCACGATAGGTGCGACCTCACTAGATGCAGGCGGTTTCAAAACCTCTGATTGAGAACTTGGGCCGTTACTGTCCCTTCCTTGATTATTAACCTTGCACTCCTCCAAGTTGGCACAATGCTTAGAAGCGATTACTTGTGTCCTAATCATATTATCAATATATTGGTACTTTGCTGGTAAAGTACTAGGTCTAAAATACCTAGTAACTGATGATTCTGTTATCTTATAATAGCAATGAGGGCTTTCAGGGACAACAGTAATGGCAGTACCACTAATAGTGATTTCTATGACAGCACAAGAATTCTTTTTAGCTTCATTCGCAATAAGTGCTTGGGCAGCAGAATGTTGATCCAAAATATTGGCAACATCATAATTATATGGGAGTCGAAGGAGAGCATGGGAATTGACTCTGATGTCAGTTGACGGTAACACAACTATCTGGGGGATTTCAGCTTGTGTTGCAGGGACGAACGACAATGGTGCGCATTTTTCGGTATCACCGTAATCTTTATCTGAAATGTATGATAGCAATTCTTGAACCGTTAAGGGATTGGCCTTACCATTGTAGGTGTATGATGATTCATCATACAACCTGCTGGCTACAAGATCGAAAATGGCAATGAATGTTCTGGTGACAATAGTATTGTCATTAGAACATATCTTTTGCAATTGTTCCCTAATCAAAGGTATGGCCGCAACGAGTGTCTCGTTTGCTGCATTGGGTTCATCCTCAGTAGCACAAGATAAGAAGTCGTAGTCAAAAACCTCTATATCATTCAACGTCCAGGCTTTTAGCCACAAAGCTGTGGCAGAGATAAAACAAGTGTTATATCCCATAGGGCCTGTGACATATTCATGATTAGAGATCATAGCATGAAGTGACTTATCTAGATAACCCGTATCTTTAAGAGGCCCCTGAATACTAGCACCAGTCAGTGAGAGAGTCGCCTTTCCAAAATTCTTCGCCAAATGCTGTGTCTCAACACATCTAAAGTTACCATTTACAATAAACAGCTTCTTAGTAGGCATATTGGCGAATTCTTTTAGATTAGGCAAGTCTCTCAATGACTTAACCTTGGGTTTCTTGCCAGCAGACTCTTTGATAAGCCTATCGACAGTAACCGTAAGGTCAGCTAAATCAGGGTACATACTATAATGTACGGTGCGATCGTCGATCATAACTTCAGCCACGTATTGACAAACCAAAGCTTGGGCGGGCGTGAGATCAATAAACTGTTCTTCAGCTAAACTACGAATAAACGTAGCTGCACTGCCAGGAGTTTTGGATTCTCTAGTCCACTTCTGCTGTGGAGTTTCCCTATCTTTAGGCTTGCTATCTTTGTTCGGAGGACTGCGTTCATCTGGTGATCCATATTTGAAACCCGTTTGCGATTTTGGGACATATTCTCTGTTACGAGGTGCTCTGTCAGATGCTTTGTTATAGGGTTTCTTATGCGCATTCTTAATACCAACAAATTTATACTTAGTTTTGGACTCTAGTGGGACATACTTAAGGTCATTCAGAATATTTTGGGACAGGAAATAATATGACTCATCACCCGCCGTAATATATTCATATTGCCTGGTAGTATAAAGCACTATATGGCCAACCTCAGCATCATCTGTTGGTTCGACTACTAAATAGGAACGCCTATCGCGGCGTATAGTGATCCAAGTGTCGTAGTCGATAATGGGTAACCATTCAGCAACCACGCTACCGAGCTGCAGAACGGTAGCGGTAAAAGGAATCTGCATAGGGGTCAAGAACTTGTAGATATCATATGCATAACTAAAGCAACGATTTGGGTATGCATCAATTCTATCATAGGCTTTAACCTTGTAAACTTTATCGCTGAATGTTTGTTTCATAATAACCCATTCATGTGCATGTGGGTCAAGATACTTAACAGGGCGTCCGGTGCCCTTTGTGTTTGAGTAAACTATCTTGACATCCCCTTCGGTTCGCATTGAATTTGCATAATCTGCAGCTTGCAAAACCCACTTTTGCAATTTTCTCTGGGTTACAGGGCCTTTACGTTTGAGAGGCTTGTCCCATCCAGACTTGGTTATCCGAATACGAGTGGGTTCCTTTAGCACCTGAGATGGCTCGGTCAAGAGCTCGCTAAGCGTTACATCAAGGGCGCTATTTTGGATGGAATGTTGGAAACTAGCATCGAACTTAGCTCGAGCCAGTGCCTTTGCACGACGTTTATAGCCATTAAAAGCCAACTCATCTTTAAGGGTGGGTGGCCCATAATAATATAAATCATCGTTACCGGACAATTTACCAGGAGGGTATATAGTCCATCCAATAGATGTAGCATATTCGACCGTTTCAAGTCGACTATCATACACCGTTCTTGAATCTATCGACTCAAGCAATTTATTGAGATCTTTCACCAGGGGTAACCTGGTAGCTGTTCTCGAAGCGTGTAAAGACAAAATCCGTGGGGAC